CCCGGGGTTTCACCCCGAGCGGACGGGGCCGAGGGCCCCCACCAAGAGCCGGGGCTCTGGTGCGCTCGTTTACATCTTTAGCGGGCGGGTTACTGACGTATACAGGTAGATGCCGGTCTCTTTGCCTATACGGGGGTACTAAGACCGGAAAGACTGTATGGGCAAGGTCTTTAGGCAGCCATATTTATTGCATTGGACTAGTCAGTGGGGCTGAATGCATGAAGGCTGCCGATGTGGATTACGCCATATTTGATGATCTCCGGGGTGGAATCAAGTTCTTTCCCGCATACAAGGAATGGCTAGGATGTCAGTCACATGTTACGGTCAAATGCCTCTACAAGGAACCGAAACTAGTCAAGTGGGGCAAGCCAAGTATTTGGCTATCCAATACTGATCCCCGTAACGAGATGAACGGGGACGAATGTGACTGGCTGGACGGAAATGTGGATTTCATTGAAATAGATAGGAAATTATTCTAGCGCTCGTGCCAATACAAACATGCATTAGGCCTCCAAATAAGTAGATCATTAGGGTCGGATGAGACCAGTGTTCGGAACATGTCAATAACAAACACGTCACCCATGCCAGCCTTAGACAGACTGGACCAACGTTTTGCTTCCTGCTCAGCGCCTTGCTCGTCATCATCGTAGAGGAGTGTCTTGCGCATAGGCAACCAGTCGTTGTACTTCTTCAGACGTCCCGTCTCATTCCCACTTCCAATCTGACGTGTTCTATCCCGGAGAATAGTAAACCTCGAGCGATCAACGGGGGCATTCATGTAACCGACCCAATCAACACCCTCTGTACCCTTGAACAAAATATCGGTCATGACATCTCTGTTGATAGGTGCCATTTCGCGAGTAGTACGCATGTACCCCGACGTATTCGCATTAAATGCTACGTAAGAATCAACCCAAGGCAGTTGACCCATACCCTTTGCCGTGAAGATGATCTGTCTCCACTCCCAAGGCGAACCAGTTCCAGTTTCGAAATGCACCTCTTCCTTTAGGCCCACCATAAAGGTGTTTGCCTTAGTTCTCTTCGCATAGGAGGGACCAGGTTCTGCGGAGAGGGTAGTGCGAGCTGTCGCAGGCCAAAAAAAGAAACGCACAGCCCCAGGGCCGGCTACTTCATCTGGTACGATGATCTGCGCCTGAGCGGTCCATGTGATCCCATCTGTGGTGTCAGCTGGGGGCATGTTATCCCGCTTTTTCACCGACGTGAGATTTAGGATGTTCTTGTTGGTGCGTCGTGCGGGGCGTCGCATCCTGCTGGAGCGTCGCGTCTTGGCGAACGAGCGACGGCCGAATCGGGAGGGTCTTCGACCACCACGTGGACGTGTCGACCTTCGGCGTGAAACACGGTAGCGGGCCATCGTGTGGGGCTTTTAGGCAACGATAACAAAGTCTTCCTGCGGGGTCACAGTTTGCTGAACACATTTCCGCGGATGATGGTAACGGGGGGAGGAGGACAGGTATAAATACCCGGACTGTGTCCTGTGTCCTGGGCTATAACATTAGTTTGCCCAGGACCATTCGGAACACATGTCCCTTCACATAAACGCTAAATATGTCCTCCTCACATACGCACAATGCGGAGATCTCGACGGGTTTGCTGTTATGGACTGCATTTCATCGCTGGGAGGGGAATGCATCGTTGCAAGAGAGTGTCACGCTGATGGAGGAATTCATCTCCACGTGTTCGTCTCATTCGGACGGAAGTTTCGCAGTCGAAAGACTGATGTATTCGATGTGGACGGTCGGCACCCAAATATTGTGCCTTCTCGAGGCACACCGGAAAAAGGTTACGACTATGCAATCAAGGATGGCGACGTGGTCTGCGGTGGACTACTCAGAGGGGACCTCATCAGCGGAGACAGAGATGGCTCGACTCGCGATAAATGGGCTGAGATTACGAGTGCGACGGATCGAGAACAATTTTGGGACCTTTGTCACGAACTGGATCCCAAGAGTGCAGCAACAGCTTTCACTCAACTCCGAGCATACGCGGAGTGGAAATTCACTGTGGCCGATCCAATCTATGAACATCCAACAGGATACACTTTTCGATCTGGACAATTTGACGGCCGAGATGATTGGCTACTACAATCTGGCATCGGATCTGGAGAACCACTCGTAGGTAGGTGATCTTACACCTCCGCCCGCGTCTTGGAGGGGGCCCCCGGGGTTTCACCCCGAGCGGACGGGG